GGCAGCGCGCAGGCTTCCTGTGTAGCCTATGAGCCACTGCGCCGAGTGATGCAGGAGAATGGCGTAAGACTTGAGGGCACGGGCCATATTCCTATGCGAGACGGAACTTTGACTGCCATCGAAGTTTGGATTTCACCGCAGGGCGAGTTTGCTTTTATTGCTGTGGAAGGCAATGGCATCGCCTGCATTATCCTGTCCGGGGCGGGATGGACTGATCCAGAGAGGCTATAATGGCAGCAACAAAAGGCTTTGGCTACGCCGTCTACAAAGAGGCGTATGACCGGATTGGCACAATTAAGGGAGTTGCGCGGGAATTAGGCGTGCATCCGAGAACCGTCTCGGCGTCTTTGCAGATTGACAGAAGGCGTGATCCAGCGATGCAGGGCGCAATGGACGCCATCGGCACTGATATGGTGCCTTCTATTGCGTGGATCAAAACGCAACCGACCGCAGACAGTCCCGGTTATTCGGTGATGCTGCGACCCGCTCTAGAAGACCCTGAGATTACTGCGGAGCGCGTGAAAGAGGCGCTGGCCGGCATAGACGCACTGCCAGAGGTGCCAGCACCTGCCTACACAGATGCCGATCTATGCACGCTCTATCCTATCGCTGATGTGCATGTTGGGATGCGCGCGTGGGCGAAAGAGGTGGGCGAGGCATATGACACCGATATGGCGACCGAGCGGCTTGTGTCGTGGGTCGGCCAATGCGTAGCGGCCTCACCAGCATCGCATACGGCCATCGTGCTAGATGTGGGTGATCTGACGCACGCAGACGACAACAGCAATCAGACGCCGCGCAGCAAGAACGTTCTTGACGTTGATACTCGGCACTTCCGCACGCTTGACGCCACCATTCAAGCGATGGCGATATGCACCGAATTGGCCCTTGCAAAGCATCAGCGCGTCATCGTGCGCATCCTTCCCGGCAATCACAACATCAACAGCTATATGGCAATCATGTTCGCGTTGGCCGAGCGGTTTAAGGATAACGAGCGCGTCAGCGTCCAAAAGGCACCGGGCGAGTTTTTCGTTTACGAATTTGGCAAGGTGCTGCTGGCCGCGCATCACGGCGACAAGGCCAAAGCGGATCGGATGGTGCATTTCTTGGCCGATCAGTATGCAGAAATGTGGGGCCGCACAAAACACCGTTTCCTGTTCACCGGGCATTTACACCATCACAGGTCGCAGGATATTGGCGGCGTGCAGTGGGAGCAACTGCGGGCAGTTACACCGCGCGATGCTTATGCTTTCAGCAATTCCTACACCGCGCGCGCCCAGTTGCAGGCAATCACATTTGATCGTAACCGTGGTGAAATATCCCGCGTAAAGGTAAACGCATGACCCGCTCAGAAATACTTGAGACCGCCCACCTCTATATCACGCAAGATCGGGCAAAAACGCACGGTGGCGCAGAAGACAGCTTCGCAGACATCGCGGCGATGTGGAGCATCTACCTTGAACACCCGGTTGGCCCAGAAGATGTGTGCATGATGATGGTGCTGTTGAAAGCGGTGCGGTTCAAGAACAGCCCGCAGCACGTGGACAATCCCATTGACGCGGCGGGATATGCGGCACTTGCTGGCGAAATTGCTTCGCAGCGCGGCTAGATCGGCGCGCCTGTTTCGGCATCCCTGACGCCGTGGCGCTCTAGGTCGCGCAGAATGTCCAGCAAGGCCATACGCAAGTTTGTGACGCTCTCGGCCTCAATCGGCACTGGGCGCTGCGTCCAGCCTTCCTTGCCATCGTGCATAGTGTAAAATTCGTGAACGGCCAAATATGGATCGCCGCTGTCGTCGGTGTGCTGCATGATCTGGTATCGCCAGCTACTCATGTCTTTTCTCCCAAAATCCACTTGAGGATTTGCCGTAAGGCATACTTGCGGTCGCCCTCAAAATGCTTGTGGTCGGTCCACAGATCGTGTGGCTTGATGAGCCTGTAGCCTTCTCGGTCAAGTTGCTTGGCGACAAAGCGGGCGGTCTCTAGGTCGCAGCCAGCCGCCCACAGTTCAGCCTCCATCGGCGCTTGTGGCAGACCATTGGCAGCTTCGGGGAATGATCGATGTTCAATCATCCCCGACCCCCCCCTGCCTCTATTTTATTTGCCAAATCAGCTATGTATTTGGCTTCTTCGCAAGTGCATAAAGTCCCGCCTATGGGAAGTTCTGGGTCAATATGCGCACGCACCAGTTCGGCGGTTACATTTAACCCCCCTAGTTTCCGATCTGCCACAAGCCAAAACGGCCAATCTTCGGTATGATTAGATGCGTTTCGTGCGTAATAACGGTCACTCATCCCCGATCCTCCTCTGCCTTCTTGATGATTGCCGCCACCTCTGCGTGGTCGGATGCGAGTTTGCGTATAGAATTAGCTGCATCCCACGCCGCAGAAGACTTAGGTGGGTTGGACATCAACATTGCGGTGTTTCGCAATTCATCTTCGCAGCATGTTACAGCCCTCTCCAGCGCCGCCCGCACGATGGCTTCGGGCGAGGGGTTGTCTGGTATAACCCATTTAGTCATCTGTTTCTCCTAGCATCTGCGCCACCTTTGGCAGCAATTCAAAATCTGGCCCGTGACGCTTTACCCACAACCGCTTTGCAGCGTGGTATCCGTCTGGCCCTTGATGGCACGCCCAGCACAGCGGGATAACGCGCCAGTCGCTGCGGGGCTGCTTGTCCCCGGTAACGTGGTGAGCCTGTGAGGGCGGCGCACAGCCGCAAGCAATGCACGGGAGCATCTTCACCGCCGCCATATGCTCATGCGCCCCTGCGGCCTTCTCTGCGGCCTTGTGAGCGCGTTTCTTCGCGCTGATAGGGCGAAGCGGCGTGCGTTTCACTTGAACCTCTTGAAGTTATGCCAATACAAGCACGCCATTTCGTGAATGTCTGCCGGGTCATTGCGGTCGGTTCTGCCGCCCATTTCTCGCACGATTTCGTCTTTGGTCTCAGGGCAATGATGCCAGAACATCCCATCTTTTAAGTTGGCGATGATGATGGCCTTCAACTTCGTCAGGCGCATCAAGTCTTGCAGCCGCTCAACTTTATCTGACGCAATGTGCATGTGTTCAAACTGCCCGAAATTGATGTTGCGGCTCTTTATCTCTGCCCAGCATTTCGGCTTGTCGTTGTGGTCAAGTATCAGCATGTCGGCTGCGGAAAACTTTGGCATCATCAAGCATTTTGCTTCCCACTTATGGGCGATTTGCCGGGCAACTGCTGCTTCTCGCTCGCGGTCGTGTTGCCGCTCATAGACTGGTCGGGTCATCTGTCATCTGGATGTGGCTCTGACCACACCACGCCGTGTCTGTCGCCGTATTCCTGCGCAACTGTAATCAGATCGGCAAACTGGCGCACCGATAATTTGCTGCTATGAAACCCGACCGGAAATGGCTCGCCGTTCAATCCGTTCTCAAAGCGCGTGGCGTGGCCGCAGGCGTGCATCATTAACGCCTTCCACACCTCTGGCGTATGCGCTCGACCTTCGGGCTTGGCGCGCGAAATATCGGACAGCATCGCCCAGAACTTCGCGTTCTGATCGGCATTGCGCGTGGCTTCCTTGACCGTCACGACCGCATCTAACGGTGCGCGGCGTATGAGGTCACACGCCAGCGCCCGTTGTGCGTCACCCCGGAGAATGACAGTCTGCGCCACTAGTCCATCCCCAGCGCAGTGAGATACATTTCAAGGATGGCCTCTTTCTCTGCGCGCTCATGTGGCGGCATCTTACGCAGTTTGATAATTTCACGCAGGATGGCGGTGTCGTAGCCGCAGCCTTTGGCCTCGGCCAGCACATCTTTCTGCTGATCGGCAATGTCCTGCTTTTCAGCCTCTAGGCGCTCGTAGCGCTCAATGAAGCTGCGAAGATGCTCTGCGGTGATTTGGTAGTGGTCGGTCATGCGGTTCTCGCTTTCAGTTGTTCAATCTTGGTTTCCATTTCTGCAATGAATTTCTGCACTTCCTCAACGATGGTCTTCGCCAAATTCTCGTCAAACTCTACGCGGCGCACGAACATCTGCATATCCACGGGCAGGCGCGGGTCAAAGCTAACAAAGTCGCACCACTTGCGCCCGGTGCAGAGCATCTGAACGTGCATCTGCGTGATGTATTTCCCCGGCACCTTGTCGCTTAGAAGCGTTTCGATGTGCGTGGCGGTATTGGGGCATTTGATTTCGATCAGACCATCGTCACCGATCAGCCCGTCAGGCGATGCGCCGAAACCCGCGATTTCGGGATGCGGCACAAAGCCTGTTTCCACCACTGTCGCGCCGGTCATGATTTCGT